AAGGCTCCGCGCCCTGCGAGCCGTTCAGCACGGAGTGACCCATGATGCCAGTCAGGGAGACGCCGAGCAGTCGCTCGTCCTCGGTGTTCTTCTGCCAGATCTTGCGCAGGTACTTGAAGTCCGTGAGAGTCGACTGGTAGGTACCCATCAGGGTGGCCGTCTCGACCTTGGCGAGCAGATCCTCGAGGGTGTCCTCGGGACGCACGACGACCTCAGTCAGGTTGCAGAACTGGTAGGGACGCAGCAGGATCTCGGCGCACGGGTTGGTGCCGAAGTCGAACGAGGAGTCACGTCGGCCGTTCTCCTCGGCCTTGGTCTGTGCTGCCTTACGGTTGAAGATGCCACGCTCCCCGGACTTGGAGTCGTAGAGGGTCTTCCACTCCCCCAGGAACGTCGAGACGTCTGGCTTGCCGGTGTACACGGCCGAGTTGTTCGCCAGGGCACGCTGACCGTTGTCCTCCCACCAGTTACCCGACTTGCTGAGGGCGACCTGCTGGTCGGTGAGGTCGGACAGGGAGATCAGAGCCGACCGTCGCACGCCACCCACGACGACCACGGAGGCGATCTTGGTCATGAGGTCATGAGACTCTAGCGGGGTGAGTCGTCGGCCATGAGCGCGCTGGAACAGGGCCACGGAGAACGCGAACAGATCCTCGAGCGGGGCAGGGCCCGAGGCGCGGCCACCGAAGGTCTTCAGCCGAGAGCCAGCGGGGCGGATCTTGCTGGTGTCCCACTCCGGCACCTGTCCAGCCCATAGAAGGGCGAGCAGTTCGCGGAAGGCTCGAGCCCAACCCTCCTTGCTGTCGGCCACCACGATGGTCGTGTCCGTGCGCTCGAAGGTCTCAGCCACCGGAGGCAACTTGCCCACGTACTTGGCCTCGACGGAGAAGCCGACACCGGTCCCGTTCATCAGGACGTACAGGGCCTCGTCGAACGAGCGCGGGTGGTCCACCGGCAGGTAGGAGCAGTTGAAGCCCGCGATGTTGGAGCGCTCGAGCGCGGGCCCTGCGGTCATCAGAGCGCGCATCGAGGGCATGACCTCGTGGTTGTAGATCGCCTGGAAGATCCGCTCCTTGGGAGCACCAGCGATCCGGCCACCGATGAAGTCGACGTAGCGCTCGACCGTCTCGCCCCAGTACTCGCGCCTCCCCTCCTCCTCGATCCAACGTGCGTATTTGGATGTCGCAATGAACTGCCTGTATGGGTCGGTGGTGTCGGTCACTTACTGAATCCTGTCAACGATTGTTTGTGGGCTGTAGTTGCTTTGCCCGCCTGCGCCACCGGAGGCGACCTGACGAGCGGGTGTTGCTGCGGCTCCCGCGTCCACCCCGGAGGGAAGACCACCTTGAGAGCCGGTCTGCTCGAACATGCCGCCGTTATAGCCGCACTCGAAGCAGCGTCCGTGGGACTGTCGTCCACGCGGAGGCATCATGTTTCCGCTGCCGCACTCCGGACAGCGGTCCGTCACCTTGGAGGACTTGGCCTTGGCCAGGTGCGCGGAGAGGTCTTCCTCAGGAGGTGGGTAGTACCCGGGCGGGTAGCCCTGCGGTTGATACTGTCCAGGCGGCGGATATCCCTGCGGGGGGTAGGGCGGTTGCTGCTGTGGATAACCCGGTGGATAAGCCTGAGGAGGGAACTGACCCGGGTACTGCGGAGGCTGCTGAGGGTAGCCAGGAGGAGCCGGTGGATATCCCTGTGGATACTGCGGGGCCGAGGTCGGCTGCGGCTGCCACCACGCGTTCCCTACCGGGGTTGGCAGGTAGGCCGGGTTGACCTGCGGCTGTACCGGTTGGGGTAAAGCGGGGTTGTTTGTCCGCTTGGCCCAGAAGTTACTCACTTACGGCTCCTGTGTGACTGAGGTGGACGACTCCGAGGGACAGCAGGTTCCCGAGCGTCGAAGCGACGCACCCGGTGAGCAGCATTGGAAGTTCCTCGGGACGGACAACGCCGTCGGGACGTCTTTCCAGAATAGCCTTCTGAATGACCTGGGCTGCAACGGCCGAGTAGACGTGCAACACCTGACCCACGGGCTGTAGTAACTCGACCCGTTCCTTAGCGGCCATCTGCTCCATCTCAGCCACCTCCTCGGAGGGCTGCACGCCACCGAGTGCCTGCCACATGGCGGGAGTGCGCAACTCCTCGGGCACCAGATCGAAGACGTATGAGGTGGCGATCTGCTCCACGCTGATTACGGTCATCTACTTAGCCTCAGCCCAAATGTCACAGACCTTCAGGTCACTAGTCATGGGGACGGACAGCCACTTGGCGATCCCCTCCCCCAGCATTGCTTCACGCATGATGGCTGATATCTCCTCTGTCTTCTCCGCAGGGCACTCGACGACCAGTTCGTCGTGGACCGAGAGGATGAGTTTGCTGTCTTCCGGTAGGGCTGCGTGCAGACGAACCATGGCCAGTTTGATCAGGTCCGCTGCCGAGCCCTGGATCAGGCTGTTGACTGCCTGACGCTCGGCCTTGCCCCGTGCGCTCCCTTCTCGGGCGAACAGTGCCGGGATCCGTCGCTTGCGACCCATCAGAGTACGAAGGTGGGCTGGTCTGCGGGTGCGCGCTGCGGCAACCACTGCCTCCTTGAACCGGTAGATCTCGGGGAACTCGCGCTCGTGGATGGCCAGGAACTTCTTGGCTTCCTTGAGGGTGATGTTGGCCATGGCCGCGACCTTGTCCGGGCCCGCACCATAGACGACGGCGAAGTTGATGCCCTTAGCGGTCTGTCGCATGGCCTTGGTCACGTCTTCGAACGCCACCCCGTAGACCTTGGCTGCGGTAAGGGTGTGGGCGTCGATGCCGTTGTTGAACCCGTCGACCAGGGCCTTGGCCCGGGAGTAGTGGGCTAGAACGACAAGTTCGATCTGGCCGTAGTCAGACACCACAAGTTTCTTACCCGGGCCCGCGACGAACAGCCCACGGACCTTCGTACCCAGGTCGGTACCCGGGCGAGGGATGTTCTGCAGGTTGGGTGAGCGGCAGGAGAAGCGGCCGGTAACCGTGCCGTACTGCACGAGGTCGGCGTAGATACGACCGTCGTAGATGATGCAGGGCTTATCCGGGTCGCCCTCCACCCCGAGGTACCCGTTGATGTAGGTGCCCAGGATCTTGTTGACTTCCTGGTACTCGAGCATGCTCGCGCAGACAGGGTTCTTCGGGTAGTGCTCGAGCGTCGTGGCGTCGGTGGAGGGTGCCCCACCCTTGGTCTCCTTGAGCGGACGCAGGCCTTGCCCGCCCTCCTCCTTGGAGCCGAAGAGGATCTTCTGCTTCTGAGGTGCGGAGTTCAGGTTGAACTTCTGGCCAGCAGCCTTGTAGATCGCGCCCTCGAGGTCGATGACCTGGGCTGACAGTTCCGTCCGCAGGGTGTGCAGCATGTCGACGTCGACCATGGCACCGGTCATCCGCATGGAGATCAGTACCTCGAGCACCTGCATCTCGAGCGCGTAGATGTCCGTCAGACCCTCGTCCTTAAGCATCGGCAGGAAGTGCCTCTCCTGCATGAGCCAGGGGTACTTGGCGTCGAGGTAGGCGTAGCGGGCGACCTTGCTGAAGGGGTGGATCTCCACCTGCCGACCGACGTGCTCCTTGTCGTAGGTGTGCTGGTAGTAGCGGGTCGTAAGATCCTTCAGACCCATGCTGATCATGTTCTCGTTGAGCAGCCACTGCTGGACGATGGGGTCGTCGTAGGGAGGGGCCGGTGGGGTGTTGCCGTAGTACTTGGCCACCGCCACGTTGTCGAAGGTCGCGTTGAACGCAGACTTGCGGATCGTGGGGTGCATGAACAGGGGCTCGAGCATGCCGAAGACGGTGCTCGGGTTCATCTGCTTGGGCGGTTCAGAGAACGTCGCCGGGATGAGGTCGAACTTCTTGGTGATCGGGTTCTTCTTGCGGGTCGCCTTCGTCAGCATCTCGCCGTTGGGGTGACCCATGGGTAGAACGATCCCGATGCCGTGGGAGGCGATGGAGAGCCAGGACACGGGGGCCTTGGAGGGGTTCCCACGGTCGGGCCCGTAGGTCTCGACGTCGAACAGGAACGCGTCCTGCTTCAGCAGGTAGTCGGTAGCGTCCCGGAGGTCCGCGCGGTCAAGTAGAACGGTCTTGCCCATGAGGCAGCGCTTTCGGTGTGGTGGTAGGGAAGGGCAGGGCTGGCCCAGCGGTTCTCACACAGCCGCTGGGCCAGCCACATCAGGACGGAGAGGAGTCAGTCCCCGTCGGCGACCTCGTCAGCGATCTCCTGCAGTTCGCTTCGAGCCTGGAACTGCACGACGTCGTCGTAGGTGTAGGCGTCGTCCTCGAGCCCAGTCAGTTCGTCCTCGTCCGCAGGCGTGGCGTCGAGGTCGTCCTCGAGGTCACGGGCCTTCTGCGGTAGAAGCGAGTACGTCGTGTCGGTACCCTTGCCGCTCTTGGAGATCGTCCAGTAGATCTTCGAGTCGTTGATCGGGCTGGTGCCCTTCTGCTCGTTGAACCCCTTGATCTGCTTCGCCAGCCGTGAACCGGTAACGAGGATCTTATTGACCCACGACTCATCGACGTAGACGCCGACGTTGAACACGAACTTGGCCTGCGGCTTGTTGCCGAGGTCGTCGCACAGCGGGCAGTCATCCTCGACGCAGGTGAAGGACTGCTTCCCCTTGCGGGTGATCCAGTGCTGGCGGTAGCCAGCGACCGGGGCCGTCTCGATGAAGCGGAACAACTGCGGCTTCTCGGAGACCTTGAACTCCTGGGCGAAGTCGCCACTTTGAAGGGTCTCGACCGAGGACCACCCGGAGAACTTGGTGGGGGTGCTCGAGGAGTCCGACGACGTGGTGCGACGGGACTTCTTCTCAGCAGGTGCCGACTCCTTGGTGGAGCGGGTGCTGGTCGTGCGGGTCATGGTGCGTGCCATATGGCATGTCTCTCTTCTTGGTAGGTAAGGCAGGTGATTGGTGTTGGGGTCAGGCTTCTGGTTCGCGGTAGTACTGGAAGGCGGTGTCGTGGTTGGTGGACGCCTTCACGGCCTCCTCGATCTCTCCCTCGAGCAGGTCGTTGAGCGCCTCGTCCCCGAACTCCCCAGGGGTCTGATCCCTAGGGACGTCCGAGGACTCGTACTCGACGGTGGCCGAGACCTTGACCAACTCGTACTTGGCTACGTTGATGGTCAGTTCGCGAGTACGGGTGTACTTCACGCTGCGACGGTCTCGCTGGGCTGGTGGAGGCGACGCAGGGTGGCGGTGGCCGTCAGCAGGTCGTAGTTGTCCTCGACCGCGAGGGTGGCGAAGACCTCACCGGGGGTGTAGCCCGCGTCGATGAGATCCTGGACGGCCTCGCCGAACGTGCCAGCCTCGATGGACTTGCTGCGGTAGGGGGTGGTGTTGTCGTTACGCATTGGTTTTCTCCTGGAGTTGAACGAACAGTTGGACGACCCGTGGCTTGAACTGGGTCTTGTTGATGTGGGCCTTGGATCCATCCATGAGCCCTTCTTCCGAGGCGATCTTGGTCATGCCCTCCACCTGCTCACGGGTGTAGAGACGACGTCGACCTCGCGGATCCTCGCTCGGGAACTGGAAGGTGGCCTTGGGTATGACCCCTTCCCGCTCCCACGACCTGATGGTCACGGGCTGCCGTCCCAGGGCCTTGGCTAGATTGCCAACACCGAAGAACTGCGTCTCCTTGCCGTTGACCTTGTAGGTCTTGGGCTTCGGATTCTTGTCCCACTCCTCGTCAGCGACGTACCGAGAGGCAGTGACGCTGCGGAATGCGGGTCGATTGGGGTGACGGATGATCGGCTTGCTCGAGCCCGGGTAGAACTCCTGGGCCATCTCCTTGAACATCTCGTCGAACTCTGCGGCGGTCTTCAGTGGGTGTCCCATGCCTTAGACCACCTTCAGGGCGAAGGTGACGGACTCGCGGTACATGGAGTCGATCTCCTCCTGGGTGATCAGATCCTCCTGGTACATCGCGTAGATCTCGTCCTGCTGCACCACGGGTTCGTAGGTGACCGCGCGGTCGTACAGACCCTCGTGGGCACGCAGGACCAGTTCGGTGACCTCCTCGTCCAGCGAACGGGAGACACGGCGCTCCACCTTCACCCCGGTGAGGGTCTTGTTTCCGACCTCCACCGGCTCGTCGAAGAGAACCGTGCGGTGTCCCCGCTCGTCGGCAGGGATGTCCTCTAGAAGAGCCTTGATCTTCTTGTTGACGTCGTCCTTGCGCGCCTTGGCAGCGGCCTCCTCCTGCGAGTGCAGGGAATACAACTTCGCCAGTTGAAGAATCTTCGTCTTCGGGTGAGTCATCAGTGTGCGAGCCATAGGTC